CTATTTCACCATAAACTATTGGAACGGGAGTACCTGCTCTAGATGTATTTTGAAGCCCACTAAAACTAAAAGATAACTGTGGATCTTCTTCTGAATTGAAATCTTGTGGTTGAGGTAATGGAAATAGCAAGTCACTTACACCCCCTAAAACTAAGGCTGCACCTACAGAAAATAACCCTTTTTGGAGTAACCCAACTTTTGCAAAACCTTTAGCAAATGCAACTCCTACTCCCGCAGATGTTCCAAAAGATAAAAATGATAACCCAATAAGACCAGCACCTAATAATATTTTCCCAAACCCTCTACCTGCACCTGCTATAGCTGGTACAAAATGTATATCTTCTTTGCCCACAGGGTAATGTATTTCATCTTTATCAATATCATAATTACCAACTTTTACCTGATAATATTTAGGACTCATATACTTTTCTAATTGTGGAAAGTTATTGAGTAAAAAACTTACAGCCTGTCCAACACTATTAACTTCTACCTCAAATTCTTCATGGCCTACAAATTTAGCTAGTTTGCCATACAGTTTTACTTTACGAAGCATAGCGATACCTCTTTCCTGTACATTTTAACAACCATTCAGAGTAAGGCTCTCTACAAGATAGTCTATCTGTTAAATGATGAATAACATCACCATCAAAAAATAATGCTACATGATTTAAACTTGGGTGCATTATAGACATTAATAGAACATCTCCATTCTCTAATCTTTCATCATTTCTAAGTTCTCTAAAACCAGTTCTCCACGCACAACTTTCAAATAATGGATTTTTAAGAAACTCTTCTGGTGTTATTGGTCTATCCCAATCTTTAAGTTCTATATTTTTTTGTTCTTTATACCAATCTCTTACTAAACTCCAGCAATCAGTAACACCCCAAACCCATGGCCTACCCAATAAAGGTGGTTTATATCCTGATGGCTCTAAATAAGCCCATTGTTTTGTTGTTGGATTGACAATATACCAAGGTAATCCACTATCTTCACAACTAATTTTATCTGCCTGACTAGGTGTTGGAGGATTTATTGGATGACTATGAAAAACAGCTATAATCTCACCTGTCTTATCTGCTTTAATATAATCTTCTGGATCAAGAATAAAACATTGATGATCTGTTATCGCAAGGTTACGACAAGGAAAGTATTTTTGTTTGCCTCGTATATTTAATACAAGTCCTACCGCTTCTTTTGGATTTTGGTCTTTCGCATGAACCAACGCATCATTTTGCCAAGTCATTGTGAAAACGTACCAATGCCAGGAAAATCTTTTCTGGTACATTGTCTTTTCGGTATTCTTATTCCTGCAAGATCCGTAGGTGCTGCAAGTTCAAATTCAACAACTTCTCTATTTTCTGCGGATTTACGATCTACTGAATATATTTCTCTAGGAAATTCTGCTGTGGGATCGGCATTTGGATTTTGTCCATCAGCAAAATTAGCAGCATCAATAAATTTAGCTAATGTTCTAATTCTTGTTACCTTCGCTCCTGTTAAATCATTACCTGTTGTTGTTTGATTGACAGTAAGTAATATTGATGAAATTAATCCTGTGGCATTACTAACTACTAATTTTGGTCTAGGTAACTGTCCTTTTTGAAAAGCAAAACCTGATGCTTGTATAGGAAATCTAAGATAATCTACATTCTGCCATTTAATTTTATTGTTAGCATTTAAACTGCTGCCAGAATGAAAATAATAAATATCAACACTTTGAGCAGTCCATGTAACTTGATTATCTGTTACTATTTGACTGATAGAAGCAGAACCAAAAGCACTGGGTTGACTGCCACCACTTGTACCTGCGACTGTGCATTTAAAAACAACACCTGCATTAGATGAAGCAGAATCAACTATATTGCCAACTGTATAAGCTTTATTTGCTTCCCAAGCGTCATAATGCAATTTATTTTGTAATGTCAAAGTAAATAATTCAATAACAGCAGATGGATTTATGGACTGAATATCACTAAAGGTGCTACTAAAAGAAACATATTGAACATTATTATCATAAACAGTTTCACCCACCGTACTTACCCAATTTGGCTCGCTACTTCCTGTTGTTCCTGCTGTCGTTACCCGAAAGAATAAACCATCTTTTCTTCTTGCTGCTGTAGGAACTACAACTTCATTTAAATCTACGGGATCATTAGCGGACCAAACAGTTGTCATTATGTTGCAGGTTCAAATACTTCTCTAAAAGTTGCTTGAATTGTAGCTCTATTGTTATATGGTATTGATTTACTCCATGCTTCGCAAACAAACTGAGATGAACTAGCTTCCCCTGGAGGAGTAAAAGTAAAGCTGGCACTATCAGTTGCTCTATTATCTAAAAATGTTTCTATGGTATCTGATTCTGTTTCTGAAACATTAAAAGTAAAATTAAATATTTTTGGATTCTGATGTTCTGCGAGGCCAAATAATATGCGGTGTTCATATCCATCAGCAAAACGAATAGTGCGAGTATTTGGTGCGGATCTTTTTTGCTGTCCGTATGTAGGTTTTATATTTACATCATTATCAAAATTAGGCACTGTCATTATGCAAGTAATCCTCCTGGTCTTTGTTGCTGTATTAATTCAGATTGTACTGCAACTGATATAAGTCGACCAAGTTCTCTACCCTGATCTTCGTCACCTTCAACATTAGTTCCAGAAGCATCTACATTTACAACCACATTTGTAGAACCACCTAACTGATTATTTGGAATTATAGTTCCTCCCCTGTCAGGTACAAACAACTCAGGTCCTTTTTCTCCCACGATTGACGGTCTACCAACAGGAGGTCTACCACCATTTGCAAATCCAGGAATACCAATAGCTCCTAACAAAGAGTTAACACCAAATTGTATAAGTGATCTTTGTATCTGAGAAAATACACTGCTTGCTACTTCACCTAAAGTTTTAGTTCCGTTTATTGCACCTTCAATAGCATCTACTAATCCAGTTTCTATAGTTTGACCTATATTATCAAATAAATTTTTTACTTTTTGTGCTTCTTCAGCTTCTTCTTTTAAAAGTTGTATTTTTCTAAGTTTTTTTCTTATTTCTTCTTCATCTTTTATTACTCCTTCTTCTTTCATGTCAGCAATTTGTTTTTCTATTTCAAATTCCTCAGAACTCATAGTTAGACTACGTTCCAGCATTTCTATTTCTTTATCTAAATTATTAACTCTAGATTTTTGTATAGTTTCTATCATTTTTTCAGCTTCTTTCTGTGCGTTTTTGGTATTTATAAGAGTTTGCTGTTTAGCAATTAAATCATTTACAATTTCCCTAGCTTTTTGTACATCTTGGTCATTTATTTGACCAAATAAACCTGATCCTTTTGTTTGATTTGTAAGGTTTAAAATAAGTTCTTCTCTACGTTGTGGATTTAAACCTCCAAATTGTTCAGTTAATTTTCTTGTTTTTAATAAATTTTGTATTTCTTTTCCTTCTGGACTGTTGGTATTCTGACCCTGCACCTCTGCTTGTTTTAATAAAGTTGCACGTTCTAAAGTTTGAGTAACAACTTTTCCTATACCAGAGTTTTGGACAAAAAGTGCAAATGAGGTTTTCATTAAAGTCATTACTCTTGCAAAGTTATTACCCAACTCTGTCATTCCCTGTCCAAATTTAGTTAAGGCATTTACTCCATCAGAACCTACAAGATTTATCATTTTTTGTCTTGCTACTTCAAATGCTGCCTCCTCATCTCCTAATTTCTTAAGTGTTGCTAATTGTTTTTCAAATTCAGTTCCAGTAACTCCTAATGCTGCTGTAAGTGCTTCTACATTTTTAGTTGCTGGATCGAGTGCTTGTCCTAGTTTTCCTGCCTCTATAGCAAATTGTTGTAGTGGTGTTGCAATGGAAGTAGCAGCTAAACCTCCTGCAAAGCCTCCCATCTGACCACCAAATAATGCTCCTAGACCACCACCTAATGCACCAGCACCACCTACTAATGGTCCTTGTCCAAATAGTAAAGGAAATGCACCAGAAATAATTGCACTTTGTCCAGCAGCAGCAAAACGATTTCCTCCTCCTCTTGTTGCTGTTCCACCAGTTGAGCCTCCTGTTTTTGGAGGTAATGCTGGACCAATAGAGCCTCCTATTTGCCCAAAATTTTTACCTTTAGGTGTGCTAATTCTACTTTGTTGTACTAATGCAGCAGCAGTTTCTTTTTCAACTTTTAATTGTTGTTGGTCTACCTTTAATTGTTTTTGCTTTATACGAAGTGTTCTTTGTTCCTGACGAGTCAATTTTACTGCTTCATTTAATCTTTCTTTTTCTCTTTTGTTTACTGCTCTATTTGCTCTGCCACCTTGAGCTAACTTATTTAATTTTGATATACGTTTCTCAAGATTATTTAGCTGTTTATTAACAGTCCTGGTATTCAGTTTTATATTAACTTCGTAATTAGATGCCACTAATCTCGATAAAACATTATTTACAGTTTAGCGTACCTTACGATATTGAGCCTTCTTTTTTGCATCTTCATATGCTTTTTCTTCTCGCTCACCTTTTAATCTAAAATACGCACTCCAACCATACATTTCTTCTAAAGTCATATTCTTTTTTAAATAATCCAATGTTATACCTAAATTTTCTGCAATAAAAAATTGTAAATATAAATAATTATCTTTATCAAGTTGTGCTTTTTACGGCATCAGGGCCAACCTCCTCGCCCAACTCTTGCATCTTAGTCATAAGCTCCAACAAAACAGCTAGTGGTATTTCTCTTCTAAGACTAGGTTTATCCCCTTCACTGAATAATTTTTGTCCACTTTCATCTTCTGCTTTATTTATTATTACCTGTAAAGCAAAATCTAAACTACCTTCTTCCTGACCTTTATTTGTTGCTATTAAAGTAGCATTTATAGTATCTCTATCAGCAATAGTTAATGGTGTCCAATAAACAGTTAATACTACTTCTCCATTTCTATAAATAGAGTAACTACTTTTGGTATTTAAACTAAACGCTTGCTTTAGTTTGTCGATTGCTCTTTCTGTTGCCATGCAAAATAAATTAGTACATTCATCTACTATACTACTACTTTATTACTTAAAGCCAACCTTTTTAAACGCTAATGCTATATCTTTGTTGATAAGACCACCTTTTGTATAAATATTGTACCAATTAGGTCCTCCTGTAGCAGTTAAAGCAAAATCTTCTCCATGTTTTGCATAAGTAACAGGCTCTCCCTTTAAATTAGGTCGTGTTTGACCTGGTGCGTTAATAGCAAAGCCAGCATACTTAGCTCTGTTACCAATAAATAAATCTTGCTTTAATGTCACATTCGGAACTCTAGGATTTTTGATCTGCCTAGCTGTTGGGTCGGGTATCAAATAATGTGGAAAGTCTGGTTTTCTTTTCTTAGTTGCCTGGACAGGACTTTTTGATACTATCCAGTTTTCTCCAAATGTTCCTGTCCACCACGGACCTTTTTCAATTAAAGAACGGGCTACTGTCTTTGCGACCTCTTTTCTTCCCTTAGTTATTGCCTTTCCTAAATCTTTAGTAAAATGTTTCTTAAAATCTTTAGGCATTGGCAGTAAAATCGCAGCTTACAACAGATAAATAATGACTATCTTCTTCAACATTAACCGAAGTTGGACCTTCTATCTGTAATACTCTTGGTGTAACAGAAAAAGTATCTACATAAGTTGAAGCGTTAACAGAAGTAAGACCTGTAATAACTGTTTCAGCTATTGCAGAAGCCACTGCACTTCCCTTAT